ATCTGATAATAATATTGATTTTTGAGTATTTAATTCTCTCCATTCAGCTATTCTTTTTTCAGTTAATTTATTATATAAGTTTAAAGCATTAATTAATTCTTCACTCATTTCTTCCGTTTCAACAAAGTATGAATAATCTTCTATATAATTTGTTCCATTAGGATTTGCATCTTCAACAATACATTTATCTTCATTCCCTTGTAATGTTAGTTGAGTTACTAAACTAGTAGTATTACTTGTATTTTCTAAATTTTTAAGATAATTATCTTTATTTAATATTATCTTTATCTCATCACCAAAACTATCTTCATCATAAAGATTTACTTTTTTATTTTTAATATCAAAATCAGCAATACAACAAAATTGTTCTTGAATTGTTTCTTTAATAAATTGATAAAAGCTTGTATCAGTATTTTCTTGAACTCTAACTCTAGGTCTACCAGTTTCATCATATCTTACTGTATCATCAACATACCCTAAACTCCAACCTGTTGTTTTATACAATTCGTCATTAAAAGAATATATTTCATTTTCTTCATCAACATCAAGTAGTGATAAAGATATATCTGATAAAACTATATTATTTTTTTCTAATTTCTTTTCATATGAATAAGTTGTAATTGTTTTAACTTTGTTTATTTTATCTTCTTTAATTTCTTTAATAACATAATAATCTGACTCATTTACTTTTATAAATCTTTCATTCTTTAAATCATCATAGATTAATACTTCTGTCTTTTTTAAAGTGTGATTATCTTGAAAATATTTAGGAATTTGTAAATTTAACGTTCCAATTTCATCTAATTTACACTCTTCTTCAGTTAAAAATTTGATTGGTATTTCTCCAATTATTGTTTTATTAATTTTACATAATTCTAATTTATTAATCGTTCTTAATTGTTTAATTTTCAAATGATCCCCCTCCTTATATTATGACTGGAAATTCACATAATATATTTATAAACATACTTCCCTCTACTAGAATCTTATTTAGACCAGGTTTTAATACAATCCAATTTCTATTACTATTAGATAATAAATTTCCAGTCATATCCCCATATATAGTACACATATAATTATCTATTGTTACATTTTCATTATTCTTTATATCTTTTAATAACATATTATTTATTCTTATTGTTTTATTTTCTGTACCTAGATTATTAATTATTATTTTTGGTTCATAATCCTTTTTAGTTATATTATTAATTTCAATATATTCTTTTCCATCCACAAGTTTATCGATGTTCAGTTTTTTATATGCATAATGATTTAAAGGTTGAAATGTTGTAGTTATCCAACCTTCTTTACCATATGTGAAATTTTTTACTATACTTATACATTTAAAATAATAAACATACTCTGGATTATCATAACTTACAAATTCTTCAAAATCATCGCTTATCAACCAATCTTTAATATTTTGAAAATATTCATTCGTCCATTTTAAAGGTATTCTATTTTCATCTACTAATGTTAGATTAAATTCTATTGGATCTGGAGTTTCATCTTCTTCCGTATAATGAAATGAATTTTCCATTGTTAAATTTGTTTTGTATGGAACACCGACTTCTACTATATCATCTTTATCAGTAGTAGTTATCATTATAAAATAATTTCTACAATCAATCCCTTTAAATGAAAAATAAGGACTTAAAAACATGATTATCCTCCTTTCTATAATATAAAAAAGGAGAACTATAAAAGTCCTCCATTTGTTATTTCACTAAATTTACCATCAAGTTGTTTAGCTACTTCTTTAGCTATTTTTTGTTCATCCATGTTGTCAGTACCATATACATTAATACTTATATCATCAACTCGTAATGTTTTGTTATTAAGTTTATCACTATAGTTTACATTACCTAGATGTTTTAATCCTAAGTTGTCAAATATATTACTATAATCTTTAGCATATTCTAAAGCATCTTGAAGATTTAATACTAATTCACTTTTAATCTTATCACCTAATATTCCTAATGCATCTCCACTTTCTTCAGCAAAACTAAGCAGTGTATCTTGTAAATTATGAACATTTCCGTCAATATCTATAAATTGTTGTGTACCTAACGCATTAGCAACTAATTCAGCTATTTTACTATCTGACCATTTATCTTCAAGCTCTTGTATTTTATCTTCTTGTTCTTTTTGAAGTTTATCAATTTCATCGTCATACATATTATTAATTAAATCGTCTTGTCTATCGTTAACTAAATCATTATATTTATCTTGTGCATCTTTTAAATCATCCATTAAATCGCTTATCTTACTTTTACTAGATAATGAATTGTCAAAACTTAGTCTATTAATTTTAGCTTGTATTTTATCAATTTCAGATTGTGCTTCTTCTAAGTTTTTATAATAATCATTTGTATTTTTATTGTTATTATATTCATCTTTTCGTTTATTAAGTAATTCAATTTCTTTATCATATTGTTTTTGAATTAAATCTTTACGTTTATCAATTTGATCCTTAATAACATCAGTAATCTTATCTTCAATATCTTTTACAACATCTAATTGACTATTATAAACATCTTGAATTGCATTATTCAAATCTTCATATTCTTGTTGTGCATTTGGAATTGTATCTCTGATTAAGTCATTATATTCTTTCATTAAATCATTAATCTTTTCTAAATCTTCACTATTTTGATATTCATTTAATACATTAGACATATTGATGATATTACCATTTTCTCCAAACTGAACACCATATTTCGATAATGCTTCTTGATAAACTGGTAATTGATTTTTTAAAGATTCTAATGTTTTTTCTTGTATTTCAAGTTGTTTATTTAAAGCTGATAATTTTTGTTGATATAAAGAAACCTTATCTGTTTGTAATGAATTGTTTAGCTTAGTATCTATTAAGTCAATTTTATCTCCCCATATGTCATATTGATTAGTCAATCCAGTAACACTATTTTTGAATTTATATAATTTATCTTCTAATTCTAACTTTTCTATTTCATCATTATTTTTTTTAATAGCATTTTGCATTTCTAACCATTCTTTTTCTGCATCTGGAATTTCATCTCTTTGCATTTTTAGATATTGTTCCGTTAAATCTTTTACCTTTTCAAGTTTTTCTTTATATTTATCTGAAGCGTCTTTAGAACTATCGGCTTTCTTTTGTAATGACTTTTTAGTTTTCTTACTAGACTTACTATTACTTTTAGTATCATAATCTGATGCTTTTTTACTAGTTTTTTCGGCTTGGTCTTCTAGCTCTTTAGCTCTTTTTTCCATTTTAAGAAGTGTTTCTTCATAATTTCTAAGATTCCCTTGTGCATCTATTGTAAAACCATATGTTCTTAATTTATCTTTAACTATTTGCTTTTCTTGAGTTAAATTATCATAAAGTTCTTTTTGTAATTTAGCTTGTTCTTCATATAACGCATTTTGTTTTTGTAAGTATTCAATTTTCTTAGTACCTACTGCATTTTCCATTTTAACATCCAATAAAGATAATTTATCATTGACATTATCAATACGATATTCTAATTCTTGCATTAAGTTTACAGCATACTCTATAGAATCTAATGTGTTTTTCTTTATGTCTATTTTTGTACCTATTGTAGTTGTTTTACCTATATCTGTAAATCCTCTTAATGCTTGAGTAGTAAATGCTTTTACTTTACTAATAGCTGAGCTTGTATTATCTATTGTTGAATCAGAATCTACTACTGAAGGACTATCCGACATAGAGTTAAAATCCATACTTTGAGCTGTTGGTGTAGCACTATCAACATCTATTGGGTTATCTCCTATATTAGAAAATTCACTAATTGACTTGTGTTTTATAGTACTATTATCACCTTTAGAATATAATCCACCTACACCACTAGTTAGAGCTTTCCATGCACCTGCAACGGTTTCTTTTACGCCAACAACTATGTTGAAGAATTTGTCGGCTATACTTTCTTGTTGTACCTTATGAATTTTATTACTAGCGTTATCGTTAGCATTAATATCCAAATTCTTGTCTGGGGTATCTTTTGCGTTTGTGTTATCTATTTTAGAATTAGCATCAGAATTATCACCAAGTATTTCCATTATTTTAGGTTTAAGTTGTTTTTTGTCAGCTTCAGAAAAGTTTACCATTATATCTTGTAAATTACTTATAACATCCAATCTTTTTTCTTCTGGTAAATCTTTTACTAAATCTAATGCTTTCATCATATCTTTTACATTACCTGTACCAGCATTTTCAATAATACCAACTTTAATATTTCTATCAACACCGTCCATATCATCTAGCGTTTTACCTAATTTCTTAATCTTAGCTTGTGCCTTTTCATCATCAGCATCAAGTATAATTGTCTGTACTTTAGATTCATTAAACACACTATTTTCAACATCATTTTTGCCACTTTCTTCATACTTAATTCTAACTATCTTTTGGATTTCATCAGGTAAAGATGATATAAATTGTTCTATTTCATCTGGATCTGCATCACCATTATTAACAAAAGCAGTAGCTATTTGAATTTGTTTATCAGAATCCATATCTTTAATTAATTCATTGAATGTTTCAAATTTATCTTCATTAAAATTAGTAACTAAATCAACTTTTAACTGTTTAGCTTCTTCTTTATCACCTAAAATGGTAGATAAATCTTCATCTAATTTCTCTGAATCAGCTTCAATTCCTACTTTAATGTTTTTATCTTTATTTTTATTAACCTCATTTATTTCACCAACAAGTTGTGCATTTAATACATCACCACTAGGTAATGTTATCCCTGCTTTAATTTCCGTATCGGTTAATTCACCATTTAACATTCTAGCAATTAAATCAAATGTTTTATCATCTAATTCACCATTAGATTGAATTTCAGTAGCAATTCTCATAACAACATCAGATTCCCAATCTTGCATTGTTTTACCACCATCAAGAGTACCTTTAATCATTTCTTGAATTTGGTAAGGAAGATTGCCATATTCAACTTCACCAGTATTAATTTTAACCATATAATCAATCTGTTGCTGTCTATCTTCCATATTAGTTATCTTTTGTATGAAATCATTGGTATCTTCATATTCGGCTTGTATTCTTATTGCTACTTTATCACCAGATTTAAGTTCTGTAAGTGTTTTATTATAATTCTTTAAAAATTTACTCAATGCTATAGAATCAGCATCTAATGAACCTTGTAAAGCTGGTGTAAATCCAATTGCCCATTTTTCAGCGTCAATTCCAGTCATTTTTTCTAATTCTTCAGTTATACCACTTATGTCTTTTTGGAATTGTTCATAATCACCTGTTTCTTGGAAAGCATAATTAGCTTCACTTAAAGTTTTATTCCATTCTTGCATTTCTTCTTTGCTTTTACCAACTTTAGAAGCTATTTCATCAAAACTTTCTATGAAATCCTTTTGTTTCGCTACTGTATCTACGACTTCACTACCCCAGTTAAAATTACCAATAAGTGTATCCATAATATTTTTAGTATTCTTAATTCCGTCTTTAGATAACTTATTATAATTTTTATAAAGATATTCATCTCCTAATTCATTAAATACTTTTTGTTGTTGTTCTGCTTCTATTTGAGAAACTTCAGTAAAATGTTCTGTTAAAGTTTTATTAAGTTTATTTACTTTATCATTTCTTTCTTGCACTATACGAACATAGGCATCAGCGCCATCTTTAGCATTTTTTAATCCTTTTTTATTCCACCATGAACCACTATCGTCCCATGCATCTGAAAAGTTTGTCATATTCCCAAGAGATGACTCAACTATACTTCTATCTTTAGTATATTTAACTAAATTCCCTATTGAAGTATTTGCTAATGCATTTTGTTGAATTTTTAAAAACTCTTGTTCTCTTTTTATTGCACTATCTAAATTATCTATATAATCTTCTAATGATCCATTTAAAGCTAAAATTGGATTTCCATTAGAATCTTGTCCTAAAACTAAATCTGGTGCAGTATCAGCTATTTGTTGTTGTAATTCATGATATCTTTCAGATTCTTTTGTACTTTTATTAGTTTTGTCCGCTAAATTATCATATTCTTCTGCAATACCTTTTAAGCTATTCTTTTGTTTGGTATAACTATTAATATTACTTTTAGTAGTATCAATATTATCTTCTATTCTATCATGTGCAATTTGATTAGCATTGACATAATCATATAAAGCTTTACAAACTAAAGCAATAGCACCAATAGC